GAGTTTTGTTGCAATAGCAATAAGTGCCAATTCAGATGGGTCTCTGAGCTGAATACCGAGTGCTCTCGCGATTTTGTAAATGCGTAGAAAATTGTGCCTCGGGTCGCCATACTCAATCCCTCGGTCGAATAAGGTAGCACCAGCTTCTTCAAGCCATTCACTTAACGATTTCTGTGTATCGGACACTTGACCTGCCTCTCTTATAGCCTTCATTAAAAGCTTTGGCTTTAGCTGAAGTAAATAAACTCCACATATAAAGGCCGATAAATGGAACTCCAATGATTATTCCGACTACTGCTTCATCAGATAAATTAGGCAACATCTGCGCTCACCCCATATTTATCTAGCCAATATGCAGAGATTTCAGCCTTAGATAAACGGCCTCTTAGCTGCTTCTTGCCCATCCGCTCTTTAGCGAATCGCCTGATTATTGATCCCTTTACCCAATTTGTCTCATCAGTCCAAGCCCCTGCTTGAGAATCAAATCGAATAAGAGCTAGTTTATTTACCATTTTGCTCCCGTTCTGTAATCCCTAAATGGATTAACGGGCTAAATGTATTTGATTAAATCTATTTAGACCAGCAATAAGTCGGCGAGTCGTATATCTAAAAAGCCAGCAAGTCGCTCATTGGTGGCTTTGTTAGCAAAGTCAGTAGTTATAGGCAACCGCTTTAAAGCCCATTCAGGCTCGCTTATAGCCCCTAAATCAAACTGATAGACCCCTTTAGGTGTCGCATTGATATAAAGGGTCTTAGAGCCCGTTCTAGCCCTTATATCGGCCAGATAATCCCACTTCTTCTTCTCAATCATCAAAGTATCGTAATGAGTCCTACGGCATTTAAGCTCGATATATGAATTGTGGGTAATGCCATCTGCTCGGTCGGTCGCTGATAAAGGCGTCAAGTCTGGATAAAGCGACTTGAGAGCCTCAAATAGCTCAACCTCTCGAAAGTAGATTAGTTGTCCTCTTCTCCATCTTCCCAACCAATTTTCTTAATTGGGTCATCAGCAGGGACTATCCAATCAGGATAGGAGCTGCGATCCATCGCAAAGGCCAAGGCAGTTCCTTCATCCATACCAGCTCTACGGCAAGCTTTATAAACTTCATTGGCAGCGATAGCCCAGAAATCAAGCTTTGTTAAAGGCGTTTCTTTAGTAGTTCTACGCTTCTTAGGTCGCTTCTTACTTACGCGCTTTCGCGTTGCCATTTCTGACCCCTCTCGCTAGGGCCAATTCTAACTGACTCTCCATTTTATCAAGGCGCGACACTATTGGAATATTCTCCAATTTAATTATGTAGCGAAGTCCAGCAATCAGTAAGGCGATAGATCCTAATACTGAGGCAACTAGGGTTGCTAAATCAGTAGCCGCCATTACTTGAGTCTGCCGTATCTTTCGTAGTTAGGGTTTAGCCAATTGATGATGCTAGGCAAGACTGATACGAGAGCTGCATTGGCAATTGCATTTACATCTAGGCCGACTGCCAGATAAGTCGCTAGTGCCGTTGCCAGGAATGTCTTTGCCCAGCTCTCTGCCATTTTCTTTAGGTCGCTCATTAGCTTCTCCTTCGAGGTTAAAATAACTGCCATCTTTGTCTCCCAAAGTTGTAAATGAAATATGGAAATGTGAGCGGTGCGGATTTGCGCCTCTGTAAGCTCTCCGCTTCCATCCCAGTATTGGACTCATAATCTTTCCATCGTAGATTATGTATTTAATTCGCTTATCGCCCTTCTTGGCTAACTTGCGAATCTTTTCAACTAGCGCGTAAGCCTCTTCTTTGTGAGCTGATAAATCAGCATCAATATCTATAGCTCGGACAATTCCATTTCCTCTAGGGTCTGGTATATGGTCAGAATTACCTTTAGCAAGATGCCTAGCATCAGCAATCCAGCCATCAGACTTCCTATCGCGATCAGGATAATCGTCATCAATTTGCTCCCTTAATTGAATTCCAGCTGCGCATAATTTAGGCATTATCTTGAGGGATTGTGCTAGGGCTTTATTGGAAACTCAACATTATCAGCTAATCCACCTTGCGCTGGCAAATCTCTAAGTGCTTGGCGATACTCTGCCCAAGCCTCTTTATGTGTAGGCGCATCAGCTAATTGTGTCCAATCGCTGGCTTCAAGTTCCGCATTACGCCATAACTTAATTTGATCCCATTTTTGCTCATTAGTTGCATCTGGGAAATTTGGATTAAAAAAGAAAGTCATATTACGCCGCCTCATAACATATAGAAACTTTTATTCTGTCGCTTGTTGTCCAAGTCCAAGGAAATGTAGCAGTAGGTTCCCCGGCGCCATAAGTTCCATTTTGAGGAAGAATCATTTGAAAATCTCCAGTTGATTTAATTACGACAGCACCAAATTGTTCAAGAGTTCCAGCATCAAGAAAATAAGCAGTTCCTAATCCACTGGTATTAGCGGCAGTCACAGGTAATGAAACTTTTGGCTGAGAACCAGAAATGCTTGATGTAGAGCCCCAAATCCAATCCCAATTTACTAACACAAACTTGCCAGATTGCCCATAGCGAGCAACAACTGTGCCGTTGCCAATTGTTATATTTGTATAACTAGGTGTATAGGCTGCAAAGGTAAATCCACTAGAAGCAGCCCACTTCAAGCCTGTTGCTTCAGCAGAATCCGCAGTTAAAACTGTGCCGTTAGCACCGACAGCCAATCTTGCTGGGGTATCCGCTGCGGTAGCAGAAATTAAATCGCCTTTTGCATCTACTATTGCATTTTGAATTGCATTTGCATCATCGCTAGTAACCCATTTAAAATCCAAATCTGTATTGGAATTTTTAGCAAGCACTTGATCCGTAGTGCCACCCTTCAAATCAAGAAATGAAGTATCTATGCCGTTACCCAATGTCCGGATAGCGGCAGCTCCATCTTTAACTAAATCTGTATCGGCTGGGGTAGTCCATCCGAAATTACTTGTCGTTGGCATTTATTCTCCTTAGGCTACGATTGTAGCGTCTAGCCAGTATAAAGCTGGGTTAAGTGTATTCCAAGACTCAGTCGCAGGAACTGAATTCCATCTCATTGCTTGAAGGCTAAACGCCAAGGGCGAGACATTCATAGTTAAATCGAGTCGATTAAGGCTAGCTGTCCAAGTCCAACCCTCGACAAATCCTTGAAACTCGCCATTAACCATATTGGCTGGCAGGTTAATTAGATTAATCGGCATACCCATAAACACATTTAGCAGGGTATCTCGGTCGGCATCATCAATCTCTGGATTGGCCGTAGTAAAGGTTATCTGCCTTAGGGCAAATTGAGGATAAGCGCGGATAAGTAGATAGAAGGCTGCTTGGGCTTCCGCGTCAGCTTTATGCCTAAGGGTTGTCGATATTGTGTTGGCTAGTTGGCCGTAAAGCGATATAGAAGCTGCATCTTCATCGCTTACTTCTGCGTTGCCAATTCCATACCCTACTGTGATGGCATTGCGGACATCGCCAGTGCGCTTGACTATCGAGAGAGCTGGGCCGATGGCGTGATTGCCATCAAGATCAACATAACCATTAGTTGCTAGATATTGGCTGCGATGTGTGGAATCGGCATAACCAATTCGGCCTTGAGCATCCTCATATAAATAACCAAGTCCGCTAGTGGCATACCTAGAAGCTAAATTATAAACTGTGTCATTTAGCCCAGTTTCAGAGTGCAAGTCATAATCACCCGGAGTATCTATCTCGCCTAGTCCGCTATTTTCAGCATCTTCCCATTGGACTGCTGCGTCGTAGTCATTCCAAGTTTCGGCTGCTGGCACTTCGTTCCATTGGTCAAACAATACCCCGCTAAGTAATGTCTTGATGCGGTCTCCATCAAATTGATGAGCAAAGTTGCCAGTATAAACTGCTCTAGCAAGTCGCGCTAAAGCTCCTACTGCAAGAATTGTAATCTGCTGGCTGGTAGCCGTTGATCCTGAAGTTTTAACTGTAATACCTAAATCAGTAATAAAGCCGCCAAAAAGATTTACATAAGCGCCAGTAGAGTCTTTGACTTCTATTGTTACTGCATCATTTACTTCATAGGCAACTTGCGCTTCAGCTGTCTCTATAAGAGTTAGATTGCAGTAACCAGCAATCGGCTGTTGGTAAATATCAGTGCGACCTGAGGTAATAGTTAAGCCGCTAAGGGTTGCCCCAGTAACAGTTGAGCCATTTACTTTAACTCGATAGACGGGACTCCAAAGGGTCATATTGTAAGAGTGTCAAGCGAGCCAGTCCTTTGCTGGCTTTCATTTAGAGCTTGAATTACTGATCTAGTAAAACCTTCAGAATCTATTGCAGATGGAGCATTTACATTTATTGTAATGCCTTGATTAGCAGAGTCTAATGCAGTGACTCCAGCTTTACGATTTGCAATGCGTTGGCGAATAGCATCTGTTTCTTGTTCTAGTTGCCTTCTTCTTGCAATTGCATCTAAATATTGTTGAGAAGGAACGAATGGAATTCTAGGAGCAAATGGATTGGTAAAATTATCTTCTGCGTCAATACTGCTACTAACGCCACCAACACCCGTAGTCCCACCGCCGCCGCCTCTAACAAAACTTGAAGTTTCAAAACCGGAATTGCTAAATGGATTAATTTTGCCAAGAAATTGACTTAAAGGATTATTCTTAATAAAATCGACAAACTTTTTATAGGCATCATATAGATCTTTAAAGAAATTAACCGCCTTACCTACAATATTTACCACCGCCGTAATGCCAGTTACTATGCCGCTAAAAGCTGATTTAAGCGCTCCAGTCATTA